ACCCTGTTGCATCTTATCGGGGTCGTGATCTTTTAACTTTAGGCCTCTAAAGTGTTGGCCTTCTGCCGTTGTAGTCATATAAGAATGGCAAAATGCGCCTACCTCATAATTCTTGATACCTACATTGAAGTGCTTACAGAATTTTTTGATTGAATCTAGCGCATCATCCCACCAAAAATATTCCATACCATCGCGATACCATTCACGCGCCTTATCTTTTGCGTCATCATTTAATTCGTGAAATAGGTAAATCTTCTCTTCTACTATTCGCATAATTAGCCTCGTGTTAATTGGTTAATGTGGTGATAACTTGCTTACCCTGTAATTCGCATAGGTAAACTGATACCTCATAAGATTTCTTGGCCTTAAACTGCGCGCTGGCCTTCTGTTGTGCCTCATAGCTAGTATTGGCATACACTTCGATTTGTTTACCCTTGTAAAGGGCTATATATCCATTCATTTTGGCCTCGTTTTTAGTGGTTTACAGTAGTTCCCACTCCGCTAATCCCGAAGTGTTCGATTGTGCAAGGGCATTCAAAAATATAGTTATCGTTTACTAGCCTTCGGGAAAGTCTAAGAGCGCGCTCTTTATCTCCTTCTATGCGCGTGTCATAAGAAAATGCCCTTAATAACTTAGCACCCGAATAAACTCCATAAGATAGCGTCATGTTGTGGCCTCGTTTTCGAGTATTGAATTTATGCGATAACGCACAATTTGTTCGTCATCTTGTAATTGCTCTTGAATTGCGTCAAGAATCCAATTATTTTCGAGAATATAACCCTCGTCATCTAGGTTGATCTCTATTTCTAACTTATATGCTCTCATTGTTTGGCCTCGTTTTAAGTAGTTAAATTTCAAAATCAGCGTAAACTTTAAGCGCGTGATCTCGCACCGAATAACCCGAAACAAGCGGGTCACTCTCGCGGGTGGCTAAGTTCTCCATTAGTTCTAGCGCGCTTTCCCTGTCGGAAAATTGCGCTATTACCTCGCTCTTTTGGGTGGTGTTGCGGTATAGGTAATATGTCATTATTCGGCCTCGCCATCTCTATAAAATACAGAAAAGCCTTGATCTGATTCAACAATGATCGAACCCTTCTCTATGTAGTATTGCTTGAAAATACCCTCTTTAAGGCCTTGATCTACGGCTAAGAGCGCTTGATTAAAAGGGCAATAGGCAAGCCCATGCTGTTGCATTTCTTGTAATAAGCTCATTGTGTGGCCTCGTTTTCGGTGCTAATTGTTGAAGTAATGACAAAATTTCCTGTAATGCCGTTCCATGCGATTGTTGGCATATCGCACTTATACATTTTCGCGACTAGGAATATTTCCCCTAGTGTTTGCTTATCGTTGCATAATGGCAAACCCTGATAAAGAAGGGCATAGCCGTTGTGAGTGATTGATAGCGTTAAGTCTTCGGTTTTCATTTAAACCTTTTCTATGCTTAAAATTGATCGTTCGGGCGCGCGCTCTACTGTTAAAACCTGTTTTATGGCCTCTTGGATTGTGTGCGCGTAAACTTGAAGGCAAAATTTCCCCGCGTCATGGCTCAGAATAATTTGAAATATAAAAGGGTGCGTCATGCTATCACCTCAAAATATTCTAGGTCTAACCACTCTAAAATTTCTAGCGGGTTATTTTTTAAATCAAGGCCGTTATAATTTATCCATTGGTCGGAATGGTCGCGATTGATTTCTTCCAAGATTTCGCTATTAGTTAATTGTTTCCCGCTAAATTTATCTATTATTTTCATGCGGTGGCCTCGTTTAGTGGAAAGTAAAGCCTAAAATTCAAACATTCGCTATATAACCCGCTAATCTCACAACGGCAAAAAAAACACTCTCCGTCATAATCTACTATGTCAAAATGGCCGTTATCTGCGGGTAGATTGTCCATAAATAGATCAAGTTCTCTTATGTCGCTATCTGTGAGGCCTGAATAGTCCCCATTGATAATTGCACTTGCAAAATGCGCGCTTATTTCGTATTGGTAATAATCGAATTTCATGCTATGGCCTCTTTGATTTGGTTGATAATTTGTTCATGGTTGCTAGAGCGTGGCGCGATCAGGGCATAGTATTTCTTACCTACGCGAGCAATCCATTCGTGCAATATCCCTGTTAATGGCTCGCTTATATAAAATGACTCGTATTCTTGGCCTCTTGTCCACTTGCAAGGCGGTAGAACTTCGAGCATTTCCCAATAAAAGGCCTCGCTCACCTCAATAGGTTTCATGCCGTTGTTGGCCTCAATAGCGCGATAATCGGAAAATCCCGCGTTGTTTAGGTTCTGTCTATCGCTCATGCTGTCACCTCTTCCATTAGTGCGTTGATATCGCGAATAAGCCCATTTAAGTTATAGGTGCAGAAAACAATCCCGCCACCATATTGCTTATTGTGGAATTTACGACCATAAAAGGGCGCACCTTTAGCGCGTGACAATGCAAGGTTATATTTTTGCGTGACAAAATCGGGCGCGGTGCGTGGAATTTCGTTATCCCCTACAAAATGCAGAAAATGAAGGACAAAACGCGGGTTTCCGTTGATATCGTTATTTACGCGGGTAAAGCTGTCTTGATCTACCATTTTTTAAACTCCTAATAAGGTGGTTGTAAACATAAATAGCGCATTACCTAGAACTAGGCCGATGTAAGCAAAAGCGCAAACAAGCGCGATATTGAATAGAAAATCTAATTTAGGAAACATAAAAGGCCTCTTATATGGTTGCGGTTTGTTTAATTTCAAAAGTAAAGCCTAATCCCTTGGCATGGCGGATAGTCGGCTCTGTGAGCGTCTTAGTGCCAGCGATTCGGGCAAGATATTGCGCGACATCGTTTACAGGGTAAATTGTCTTATTGCCGTAAACTTCGCGAACTTCTACTATTGCGGTTGTATTCATTTTTAAGTAGGCCGATTTCTCGGCCTATCCTCTCTTACTCTTCAAAAGGGTTAAAGAACTCGTAGTCTTCAAGGGTTGATACAAGGCCGTCAAAATCTTCTGTATCACCTAGTAGATCAGCGAGGGCAAATACATCGCGTGACGCAATCCCGAAGTTATCGGCAAGGTCAAGCAAATACTCTTTGCGATTAGTAAAACCATTACTTTGATATATGGACATAATTTAAGCTCCTAGCAGTTGATTAAATGATTACCTAGAGGCAATCCCTAAACCCTCGTAAAGGGTTTAAAGGTGGCTCTATGCGCGGTTTTCTTGTCCTAGTTCTGCCATGCGGTCATTAAATGCGCGCTTTAATATGGCTAAATCAGGCTCTACCTCAGGCCTTAAAGTTGGGGTATAAGGTGTCCCGATATAGGCGCGTATCATGTGGTCAAAATTTCTATAAGCGGTGTAATAACTTGTGATAGCGTCAATATCAATCCATTTTGCGGTAGTGATATTGCAGTCATCGGCCATCATTTCGTAATGATCACCACATACATACCCGCGAAAAGGCTTTTCGCCATTGTGACCAGCTATAAACCATTGTGCGGGGATATTATCTTGCTCCCCTTGCTTACAGGAAAAGCAAAAGGCCTTGTAGTTTAATTTCATAATTTCCCCCACTTTTTAATAATGTTCCCAACAGAAGAGAGCGAGTTATAAGGCTCTTTAGCGTTAATTTTTTGTAGTGAACGAATGCTACCCGTCATGCGCTTAGAGATAAGCGCATAATCCATTACTTCACTATTTGCGCTTTTATCAATTTGCTTACAGGCTTTTTTTGTATAGCGTTTTAAAGTTATTAAATCCATGCTCTAATCCTTATATCTAAAGGGTTTGCGGTTAATAATCATAGTAGGTATAAAGCTAATTAGTCACCTACTATATGCGTGATTTTAGGCTTATATACTTGCTTGTCAAGCGTTTTAATCATTTATTTACTTATGACATACCCTTAATGGTTTACCCTTAGATATCATGGTATCAATGGCGCGGGCAATCAATCCCGAAGGGGAACAGTCCAAGGTATGCGCTAATACAAGGGGATAAGACTAGAGCTATTGCGCTATTCTTTAGAATGTCCTAAACTTCGGGAATACTTAACTTATACCCTATATGAAACCCTTAAAGCTCACCCGCGCTCAGATAAAAGAAGGTCTAAAGCAAACCCCAATAGAGCAGATACTCTTAGGCGCAGGGAATCCCGCTAAGGTTAATCTCACATCAAAGCAAAAGGCCTTCGCGCGCAAGGTTGCCGATGGATTACCCAAGGCCGAGGCTTATAGAACTACCTATAACACCAAGGCCAAAAAACAATACCAAGGCCACCAAGCCCATATGTTAAGCA